TCATTCTTATTGTTAGTCATGATTGACATGGGACTCTCAATACTAAGACCTTTATATAAGAATCAAAGGCTTCGTACCTGCCCTATTATGAAGGTAATAAAGAGGGCATGGACACACCCAAACATACGGTAGGGGGTTAACGGCGGAAGGGATTACAGGTTGCATTGGGCTGGTGCAGCGTGACGCTGAAAAGGGGTGGTTGAGGGGTGGTTGAAGGGTACGAAGCAGCCCGCACGTAGGCTTGTTGCATGGTTGAACCCAACAGCCCAACGCTCGTACCCAACAACCCCCTTCGTACCCGCAACCCCGCTTCGTACCCTCTTACCGTACCCGCCCTTAGAAGGAGAGATAGACCGTACCCTCCACCGTACCCTCTTTTAGTCGCGCACAGATTTCCCACATTTTTTTCGTGGAAAGGGCTTTTTGGGTGGTTGGAACGTACCTGCAAAAAAAAATTGCAGAAAAAAATTGATAACACTAACCTCTATCCGCCTATCATGAGTGTCGCCTTTACTGAAGCGTGGGCTGTTTTGAAGATGGGTATGCCATCTATGCCTTCGCCACCGTCAGATATGGGTGAAAAAAGCCCAAATGGTGGCGGAGATGAAGAATATAGCCACAAAGATTTGGATGCTGAAGCACTCATTGACTTCTTAGTGCAGACCTTAGGGATGGATTATCAAGATGCAAAAGTCTTGGTTACACACCACAAAACTAAAGAAATGGCTGGTGCAAGTAAAAGAAAGGCAAAAATGGCAGCCGAAAATATGGCTGATGAAGCACCAGCACCACCACAAATGGGGGGATATTAATGACAGCATTTGAATCAGCATGGATATTTTTGAAAAACGCACCTGTGCCAAATTACGCACAACCTAAAACAGAATCTTCTAGTACAGCGTTAGGTGATAGAAGAGAAAAATATAATTACAACCAACGAGAAATGGGACGGGCGGTACACCCATTACAGCATATAATGGCTGGTACGCCTTATGGAACGGCTGTAAGAATGCCAAGACCTGAGGATGGCTCAGGAGAAAGCAGTTTTGATTCAGAACGTATGAACACAGGAACTAGTGTGTTTAACCCCGCACCATCATGGCAAAATATGGGGGATTCGGCAAATACCCCACCACAACCAAGTGCCGCTATGGGTGTCACGGGCGGTCAAGTAGGTGTGCAACAACAAGCACCAGCATCAGTACACAGAGGAAACACATACCCACCACAACCAAATGCCGCTATGGGTGTTACGGACTCCAACCCTCAGAATTGGATGGCTTCATCAGTACACAGAGGAAACACATACCCACAATACTACTAATAGAAGTTGACTAAGATGACAGCATTTGTTGAAGCATGGGTATTTTTGAAAGAACTTTCACCTTCTGCGCAGTCTATGAATAATGCAGCATTAAGCCAATTAAGAGTGAACAGATTTAATAATTTAAGTACAATGAGAAATCCTCAAGTGCTACCAATAGGTTATCCATACAATAGAGAAGTTCCTTATGGACAAGCAAATCGTGATGACCCCAATAGAGACTTAAAAAGAGAGCAAAGAACAATATTAGGTAATGCAAGAAGAAGTTATTCTAATTCACCCAATACTAGAGGGCCTAGAGAAACGAATTATGCACAGAACTTGCAAGATAATATAACACAACAAGTAGAAGCAGGCTCTAGTATGAACCCGGACATGGAAAGGGAACAACAATCTTTAATGGGAAGTAGTAGATTCAGAAGAAGAATGGGTAGAGATAGAGGTGTAGACTCTCCGAAACTCGGAAATTGGAATAGGCTTGGGTGAATCAATGACAGCATTCGATAAAGCATGGGATTTTCTCAAAGCAGATGAGTCATACACAGGACAACCAAAGTTTGGTGGAAACCAAAAACAATCCCTTGACATGCACGAATATCCCCCCGGTTCAGGTAATTTTATGACTTTACAAGACATACAGAGAAAAATAAACGCACCACCGAGAAGTAGGGCAAATGTTGGTGGACAACCTTCAACAAATGCTTTAGCGAGTATATTACCCATAACCCCTAATCCAAACACAAACGTAGATTACCCACCAATTCCAAATACAATTACGGTGGATGGTAAAGAGATGGACAGAAAAGAGTTTTATAATCAAAATAGAAACAACATTATGGTGAGTCCAACGGGTAATTTAAGCGATATTCCTGAAGAGCAAAGATGGAATCCTTTGTAAAAACGGGATTTAGGAATGTTTATTTATAAACCCCCTCTCGTATTTAACCCGTAAATGACTATGGCAACACCATTTGAAAGGGCTTGGTTACTAATTAAAGGACAACCTCTCGGTATACCTTTTACCGAACAAGAAAACATTTTTATCAACAAAACTCTATACGAAGCCATGAGTAGTTCTGATGAATTAAAAAAGAGAGAAGCCAAAGAATTATGGCAGCATTTTTTGAGTTATTGACCGAATCCAGCGGTTGTACTTTGTTGACCTGAGGCTTTGTCTGCCGTTCTTCTACGCATTTCTTCGTCAGATTTACGATTTCTCTCAGCAGATGCATTCAAACTAGACATCGCTGCATCCATTGGGTCAAAGTCTGCTACCTTTTGAGCAGCCGCTTCACCGACCTTTTTTGCACCTTTTTTACCAAGTTCTTTTGCACCTTGCATAAGTGCTGCTCGACCCGCTTGAGTGCCAACAGCAGTAGCAGTTGAAGCAGCGGCACTACTAGCCAAACTACCTAATGCCCCAAGTGCTGCACCTATCGCTGGTATCGGCATATGATATTCGGAGTTAGCGTAACATCAAAAACGTGTTGCTTACTCCGCTAAAGCGTGAATGAAGATTTCGTTTTAGTATTCAAGGCAAAATCTTACATTCAAGATAGACCAAAAAGGCTTGCTCAGGCTAAAGTTCAGCGTTTATCCCGTAAAACTAAGAATCGAAAAACTAAGAAAAGATACGCTCGTAATCTTGCTAGAGGAAACATCAGACCAAAAATGCGTAGACAGACAGGCTTAGTAAGGGTGGTGAGGCGAAGATGAGTGCTAAAAAACACGAATACGGCCCTGTGACAGAATATCACGGAACTATAGATTTACCAAAAGTTCTTTCTGAAGGGATTAGAGGTGGAAACCCAAAAACTCGTTCAAATCGCTATATACCTGAGGGTATGAGAGAAGAGGATTTGATTTCATATACCCATCCTGATAGAGAAATGGCTTTAGCCTATGCACAAGACAGAGCAAACAGAATGAAACTTGACCCTAAAAAAGTTGGTGTTGTGGGCGTTAGAGGTACACAATTACCTGAAGCGGTTGAACATCAAGAACCAAAAGAAGGTATTTTTGGTGGAACAAATAGTTTAGTTAGACCGGGTAGTATATCACCTGAATATTTAATTCAAGCATCTGAGGATAAGATGAAGCCTAAGAAAAAGAAAGGTGTTGTTTTGATAATTTCAGTTGGCCCAAAAATGCCACGTAAACCAACAGATGAGGCCACACCTAATAAAGAAGTCAAAAAATCATTTAGTGAACCAATGGAAATTGCTTATCAGTTGTTAAAAGATATATACAACCTATCATCACCTGAAATGGAAGGACATAAAAATGATTATGAAGAATATTTTAACAAAGTTGTGTTACCTCAAGCAAAAAACGAAGAACACGCTAAACGATTAAAGTTTGCTTTTAATAATCTGCAAAACTTTTACCTACCTTATTCATATCAATATAATGAAGGTAGTTCACACAGAGATAGACATAATGAAAAAGACGAAGAAAGAAGAGGTGTTTATCGCAATCTTAGTAGATTAGGTTATGGAGATTATGGTGATGCTTGGCATAAAACAAAATCTAGTTCAAGAGGAAGCACTCACCCTAGAGAGTATCAAGAGCAAAATGATGTGTTGGAACAACTTGAAGAAGAAAAACTTCTTGAAAACACTAAACCTGAAAATTGGAGAAGTCAATTACCTAAAACAAAAAGACAAAGAGATTACTTAAAGTTACCATTAGAAGCACATCTTGAGGGTAATCTTGAAAATTATGCACATTGGTTGTCACCTTCTGAAAAACAAAAAAAGTTGTTATCTGCTAGTGCTATAGGTCAAATGACATCTCAAGGGCCACTTGCAGAATTAGAATATCAAAGACAATTTTCTGATATACCTTTGATAAATAATGTTACCCCCACTTCACAATTAGAATCTGAAAGAGTTTTTAATGAACTAAAAGATGATACATTATTTAACGTAGGAGAACCAATGGAAATTGCTTATCAGTTGCTCAAAGACGATGATAAAAATAGAACTATGGAAGATGCTTTTGATTTAGGACAAGAGATTTTACCTTACGATAAATTGCACGATAAACAAAAACAGATTGTTGATGCCATGGCAAACGCACCGCCTTCTTATTGGAATGACCCTGCGAGTGGTGAATTAGAAACGGAATATTACTCAGGTATGTTTGAAAACGATAGACAGCATTTTTACCCCGATGAAGCGTTTAATCAATACCTTCGTTATATTCAACACTTCCACGATGCATCTTCAAAAGTAAACGAATTACCACATGAAAAGCAAGTGGAGATTATGAATCATTATGGTAATTTTCAAGAAAAACATCCACTTCATCCGGCTAAGGTAGCGTTAGATAAAATGTCAGAAGAACATGAAGATTGGGGTGGCCCTAACCCCCACTCAGATTTTTGGCAACGATACAATGAACCTCAAGCGTTGATGGAAGAGGGTGGTGATTTTTCTCAAGACTTTTCTGAAACTTACAAAAGCAACCCAATGGACATAGCCTACCAACTATTGAAAAGAAATCTTTCACCAGCAGCACGAAAACATAAGTTGCAATATGACACAAAATATCAGTCTAGCCCGAAAAGGGTCAAATATAGAGTAGAGTTGAATCGTGAGCGTAGACGCAGGGGGATTTACGGTTCAGGCAACGGAAAAGATGTCAGTCATACCGAAGGTGGGAAACTCACTTTGGAAAATGAGCATGATAATCGGGCTAGGCACTTTAAGAATCGGGGTACACTTCGTAAGGTCAAGGTAAAAAAATGAGTTGTGAATGCGGTCATTGTGTTGGTATGGATGCGGTTTGGAAAAAATTATGCCCTGCTGGAAAAGCAGCCGCAAAGAAAAAGTTCGATGTTTACCCATCTGCGTATGCAAACGGTTGGGCTGTACAATATTGTCGTGGTAAGTTTAAGGGGAAGAAAAAGAAATGAAACTCAAAAAAGACAAATGCTGCTGTGGTGGTACTAAAAAAACACCTTGCGTTTGTATGATTGAGGGTAATCAATGTTCAGCATCTTCTCCTAAATGTCCTTGTTATGCTTTGATAGACAAACAAAAGAACATTAAGAAAATGGTAGGAGTAGTATGACACGATGTACTTGTCATGATGTGCTCATTGTAAAGAACTTAAACCGCTGGTTTAAGGAAAAATGGGTAGATGTGTCGCGTACTAAAGATGGCAAGCACCCGCCCTGTGGTAGAAGCAAGGGAAAACTTTCAGGCAAAGGTTATCCTAAATGTAGACCCTCAATCAAAGTTTCAAGCAAAACGCCAAAAACATCAGGTTCTATGTCATCAGGTGAGAAGCAAGCAGCGACAAAAAGAAAACGTGCAAAAAAGCAAGGTGTTGGTGGAAAACCAACAATTGTTAAGACAGACCACGCTATGCGAAGCGACATGAGTGCTTTCGATATAGCGTGGAATATATTGAAATCAAACACTCTTCCTATAAGACCTAGAGTTATGCAATATGCAACTGACCCAAAGAAAACCATGAGATTAGAGCAAACAGGTGGTGTCGCCCGAAGTGCTAGAAGAAAACTAATGGATGAAACTCAGGCTAAAAGAAATCATGACCACCCTGATTCATTATCAGAAGGTGAAACTGACGTAATGAATCAAAAAGATAGAGAACAAAACCCACAAGAAGAAGAGAACCAATATCAACAAATGTTAGAAGATTTTCAATATGGGGGGTATTAGAAATGAATGATTTTGACACATGTGATTGTTGTTCACCTATGCAACAAGCATCAGCGGCCCTGTTAGATTCTGTTTTTGAGAAAGCAAAAAAGAAATCAAAACCATTTCATGGTTACAACCCAAACAGACATAGTAGAAGTGGTGGTCTAAATGCCAAAGGTCGAGCCAAAGCAAAAAGAGAAACAGGTGCAAATCTAAAAAGACCTGTTACTAAAAAACCAAGTTCACTAAAACCCGGTAGTAAAGCAGCGAAGAGAAGAAAGTCATTCTGTGCTAGAATGGGTGGAAGCAAAGGGCCAACTAGTAAAGAAGGCAAATTAACACCGAAGGGTGCTGCCCTTAAACGGTGGAATTGTTAATGATAAGCGATGCTGCTTTGAGTTTCATACCAAAGTGGGTTAGAGTGTTATTTGCTTTATTATTTTAATTATTCAATATTACTTATATATATAATAATAATATATTTATATGTTATATAATAACAATGAAATAATGAAAACATTTTCGTAGATTTCTTATACTAACCCCTACTGCGGTCAAGCAAGAGGTCATATCATGGATTGGAATGCCGATGGAGAAATAGATAACTCAGAATTAAGATTAACAGGACTGATTTTAGCACAATCAGCACTCATTGGAGTGGCAGTAGGGGTTTTTGACTCCGGCATTTGGTTGCCATCAGGTGAAAGCCAAGACTCATGGGTCAACGGTATGACCTATGCTATGGCAGCGTTAGCAGTTCAAATTGTCGCATTTTACTTATTCAAAATGTTCTTTGAGCAATCAATGAGACAAAGAGTTAGTATGCAAAATCGTCAGAAAGAATATGAAATGAGGATTCGTGGTATGCAAGGCGACCATGAACAAAGAAGGATGGAACTTCAGTTAAGAGTACAAGAAATGCAACTAGAAAGAGATTTAGCCGCATTCAAACAAAATCCAACAGGATATTTTCAACAACCCACTTCACCTCCTGAATTACAACAACATAGCACTCCTTCGGGTGCTATGAGTTTAGGTTTAGATGCTTTAGCACAACAACCTCATTCTGTAGTACCACCTAGAAACCTAGATGAAATATATCAATTAGCAGATTCACTTCAAACTCTGCCAACACCACCTGCTGATGGAAATCCAACACAGAGATTGAAAAAGGATGGCACACCTGACCTCAGATACAAGAGTTGAATTAGATTGGTAAAATATTCAAAACACCAAAAGATGATTCTGTAGAAGAAACACTTAGAGCCATGCATTTAGCAAATACATTTGATAATACATACGAGTGGACAATTGGTTGGGTTAGAACAATTATTGTAGCAAGTGTAACTGCTTTAGGTGTTAGTGCTGCTGAATCTTATACAGATTTTACATTGTGGGGTTGGACTGTTGAGTGGTTTTTAGAAAAAGTTGCTAATTTCGCACAATGGTTATCTGACTTAGTGAGTTGAATAAATGTCAATGACAGGTAGCGTATTGGTAGGGGCTGCCCTTTTTGGACAAAACCTATACAATTCTTGGCGACCTAGAAAAATAGGAGTTTATGGAACTAGTATGGTGGGCAAAACCACTCTTGATAGATACATGACAACACCGGGTGAAATGGAAGAAATACCTGAAGAAGAAAGAACTTCTCACACTAAAATATTAGGTAAGTTTCTTTTACCAAAACCTACTAGAAAAAGAGTAAAATGGCAAGGTGAAAGAAGGTTAGTTCATTCTGCTGATATGGGAGGGCAGCAAAGATTTTGGAATCTTTGGATGGATGATGCTGTAGCAAGACAAGTCGAAGCGGTTGTTTACATGTTTGATGATAGAGCATTCAAAGGTGGTGGTGAAGGGATGGAACAAGTTGCTGGATTTACATTCTTAGTGGATAATATAATCAAAAGACAGTATCGTTATAGAAACGTAAAGGCTTGGTGGAAAGGTAGAAAATATTCTCCTAAAGTGATTATGTTAGTTGCTAACAAAGCGGATAGATATTTTGATGATACTGCTGCTAGGTTATGGCCTCAAGGGAGAATCGGTGAACATAAAATATTTGACCCTTTTAGAGATGATTTAATTAGATTACAAAAAGCAGGTATACCCACTAAAAGGTCTTTTATGGCTACTAGAATAGGTTGGAATGTTGAGCCAACATTGATAGAACTTTTAACTTCGTAGGTGAAAAAATGAGTAGGAATAAAACAACATTAGTAGGCACAGGTGGCGGCTCTAAGAGTTTGAGAACTACAGTACCTTCTTGGATAGTTGAACAATTTGGCTTAAAATCAGGCAAAAAACTGTTTTGGAGACTAGAAACTAGTGAAAATGGGGAATTGTATATCAAGGTTAAGCCTGAGGGATAGTTATGGTTTTAGACGTACCCGACAATATGTATCGTGCTGTAACAGGCACAAGAATACAACCAAACCAATCTTTAGCAGCCATAAATGAAGCCGCTATGGTGGCTTTATCACAACAAGGAAATAATAACTTAAATTATGCTGCTTTAATGGAACAGGCTGTTGCTCAACAACAGATGCAAGCGTTGGCCCAAACTAAAAATCTTGAAGTACCAAAAGTTAATTTTTACCCTAGCACACACCCTGATGGTAGAAAAGCAAGGAAACAAGACATAAAACAAGCCTATCGTTTACTTGGGCCAGCAAAAAGATTTATTTTAAGCCCTGCTAGATTGTTTGGGAGAAAATATATTTACAATAAACAAACAAATCTTTGTGTTGTTGATGGTTGTGATTGTGCTGAGTTAATAAAAAGTGATAATTTATATCAAAGAATTACTGATGATGAAACAGGTAGAAGTCTTTGGGAGATGTATTGGAACAACCCGATTACAGGAGAAGTTGAGGCTTTTTTAGCACAAGATAAAGTTACTAGCGGTAGGAGAATGAAAGGAACATATTGTCCTGAGCATTTACATCTTTATCATTTGTTGTGTAAATGGGAAGCAGAACAAGAAAGAGAAGATGAATTAAAACCGTCTAGGTTTAGAGATAAAATGAAAAAAGGTGTTAGTTTAGTAACAGTCCCTGTTACAGCCTTAACAGGTACAACACAACCCACTCATAGTTTAGTTGAAAAATATCAAGTCTTTTTTGAAGAAATACAAAAAGATTCTAACAAATCAAAGGGCATAAATATTTGGCATATCCCTAACCCTGAAAGTGGAAACAATGACATCACTATGATACAGTTTGATATGAGGATGTTTCAAAAAGAAATACTTGAAGCCTCACTACCCACACCTGCTTTTTCTAACATGTTGAATCAAGCCAATATACCTAATATAAACCAACAGCCTCAAACCATGACACCCGTTCCCCCTAATCAAGAGGTGGCACAACAATGACATTAGGAATAGGTATAAACCAAACTCAAAACAATGGCTTTACAGGTTTGGGGTTAGGTGCTGCAACACCGTCAACTAATCCTTTTGGTGCTCAACAAAGTCAACAAATGAATCCCCTTATGGGCGGAATGTTGCAAGGTGCTGGTTTTAATCCCGCCCACGCTCAAGCACCTATAGCCCCTCCCTCAGAAACACAGATACTTGCAGCGATGATGAATACCATACAACCGATTGATAGATTTTTCATTGGACAAAGTATGCCTATATTTGTAGAAATGATTTCAAATATAACAGCGTTTTCTTTGTTGAATGTATTAAAAAACTCAACTTTCAAAATAGATGATGATGGAAATATGAAAATGGATGTATCTTCTTTACCTAGTGATTTACAAACTCTTTCTGCTGAAAACATAATAGCACAATTGAACACTTTACAAAATATTTCACAACAAGCAGTTACATCTGCTTTACAAGAAAGAGATAGAATAATTGCTATCTCCGAACAAAGTCTGTTACAAACTGCACTCACAGGTGCTTTAACAGACCAAACTTTCCTAGAAAATGCGGGTAATGCTATGGGTACAACTGCTCGTAGTTTCTTTGGATTAAGGTGATTAAAATGAGATTAACCCCTACAGAATATATACCAAAAGAGTTTGCAGAAGTTTCCATGCACTTTTTCTCTCCAAAGAGAAGTGTGATTATAGATATGGTAATGGTACAATTAATTAGTGCTATGATTGTTGGATTACTAATTCTTTTATTCAAAGGCGGAGAATTAACTGCATCTGAAACATCTATGTATATGATTGGTATTTTCGTATCTTTTATTCTTTTGACCACGGTTTATGCTAGAATAACTAGATAGTATTATCAAACGTACGCCTCATCGTCTATTGCATGGGGGATGCCGTAACCAAACGCTCATGCTCTTTTTGTATGTCATCTGAAAGAGAAGTATATGAAGAAGCCTTGTTAAATGGAGACATGAATCCTAAACAAATAGATAAGGAAATGGGTTGGAGAACCAATACTGCCGAAAGGCATTATCGAAATCACATGGGTGAGTTTCATTTAGCATCAAACCATACTTGTAAAATATGTACAGACCCAAAAAGAGCAGACTATGAATCTCGATATTTTGCTGATGGAACAGAATCTGAAGCCATAGCAGAAGAATTAGAAATACCGGAAAATAGTGTGTACCATCACATGAAGTTTCATTTTCAGCCGTTGGTTCAAAAATCAGCAGCAACTGAGGTCGCAATTCAAGTCGGAACGGAAATGACAACTCTAAGAGGAAATGTCGAAAGACTAAATCAAAGACTTAACACTTATCTTGATGAAACTAGTGTACATGAAGATGGTTTTGTAAAAGATGCTGTAAGTTTACACAAAGAAGTTAGAGAATCTATTAAAGACTTAATGAAAATGGAAGAACAATGGGGTACTAAAAATGAAACCCCACAAATTAATCAAACAATCAACGTGTTGAAAGTAGAACTGTCTAAAGAATCACCTGAAACGTGGAAAAGAATTAGAGAGTCTTTATTGGAAAGCGGAGAGGATGCCACTTGATTTCTATAGGAGATTTAATGCAAATAACACATCCCGGTCATAGACATTATAATTCTGATAATTCATTACACGATAGTGATTTACCTTTATTTTTAGATTATTGTGTTAATGTAATAGAGAAGTTCAATTATCATCATTTTAATTCTTATAACAATAAATTAGAAAATGTAGATTGTATAATAAGAATAGTAGATTTAACCACACGATTACAACAAAGTGATGAGCCAAAAGAAGTTTTTGATATTCGTGCTGAATTGAGAAAAGAATTGTCTAATTTTGAATATCTTTGTGATACGATGGCTAGGTGTTTTGTAAGTCCTAATTTTGTCATAGAGTTCTATCATAGACTCTCTAATAAACTCAACAATGAAATAAAAGTATATGCGGGGCTAGACTATGACTGACCGTAGGGTGTACATTTCCAAGTCGGGAATGACAGGTACGGGTACAGACACAAGAATGTATTCACCACGTTCAGAATCTTCCCATATGTACCGAAATAATCACGAAGAGGACACTTATGGTATGGAGGATGGAAAAGTTCGTGATGATAAATATGAAAGAAAACTTCAAGAAAAAGAAAAAACAAAAGAGAAAAGAAATAAAATAAAACATATTCGTATAAAACCTAGTGATTTACCTGAAGAAGAAGATGAAGAAAGAGATGACTCAGAAAAAATAGATGCAGATAGAGAACTTTCTGCACAAACAGGCCCACCGGGTAATTTAGGTTTTGAGACTAGTCTTGCTATGGGTGCAAAAGGGCCGGGTGCAGCCGCTGGCAATTTATTTGCTATGGGTGAAAGTATGGATATTATTCAATTGCTCAAAATGGGTAAATATGGCAGAAGAGGTGTTGGGAGTGATAGAAGTTTTATACCTACAACTAAACAGAAGGATGTTGCTGTAACAAAAAGAAAAACACCTAAAGAGTTGCTAATGCAAGCACTTACAGGCACACTTGGTTTAGAACCTAGTTTGACTGAAGCACAAAAAAGAGATTTAGTGGCTGTTAGACGAGCGTTAGATAAACATGGAAACAGTCTTAATATTCCTAAAACAACTATGACTAGAGATTTAAGTAATTATATGCCTATTTCTCAAACGACAAAAGATAAACGTGGTGAAAAAGGAGATAGAAGATATACTTCTGTTGTACCCGGTCAAAAAGGTATGAACATTAGTACAGGTCAACCTACATTTAGAAATCTTACATCTAGACAAAAAGACATTACAGGTTTAGAAGGTATGGATTTAGTGCAAGCATTAGACCATGAGAATTATATGGATGCTCTATCTAATATGTCAAGATATACACAAGCACAAAACTTACCTGAAAGTGAACCTGAAAGTGAACCTGAAAGTGAACCTAAGAAAAAAACAGGTATTTTACCACAAATGAGTTCTGAGTATGAAAGAAGGATGAATGAATACTTAAATGCTAATTCAGGCTCAGATAGCAACATATCTACAGGTGAGCCTATGGGAGATGCTTGGTCTACTTTGATGAAAGCAACAGAAAAAGAAATGGATAAAAGAAGGGCAAAAGAGCAAAACAAAAAATGGCGACCATCAACAGGGCAATTTGACACACCACCGGGTGGTAGTCTAGGGCCAAAAGGCTCTACAGGAAGAAGAGATAAGGCTTTACGTTCATCTATTAAACAAGGTAAAAAAACAGGTTTAGAGTTAGCACATGTGGCTGTGGAGAGAAGCCATAGAGGTAGAAAAGTCAAACAACCCCTTTCAAAAGACCCACAAAAGTATAGGGAATATCAAGGTACAATGGAAGCGAGGAAAAGAGTGGGTAATGTTAGAGTACCAACCGCATCACAAAGAAGATTCGGTCAACGTAAATATTTCGCAGGGCCAACAGGTGGTGGTAGATTACCTGCGGGGGTTGGGGTGAAAAAACCAAGAATCCATTCACCAAGAATGTCATCAGCCCCCTCAGTACCTCATCTAAATAGAAGAAACACTCCTTCTGCTGGTTTATCGGTTGGGAAAATGGGGCTTAGAAGAATGGGCGCACCGCCTGTTGCTGTGTCAGCACCACCTGTTCCACCACCACAACCGCCCATTCAAGACCCATCACAAATACAAATGAGTTCTGATTTAGTGGCGGTTAGTAGTCTGTTAAAAGCAGGGCCAACTCATGCAGACATAGTTGAATTGAGAAGTTTAGTAAGACAAATGAAAAGGGCTTTGAAAACTAAAGACACGACATCAAAGGGTATGGGTACAAAAGATACTAGTGGGGCAGGTGAAGATAAACCGAAATATAATTCTGCTAGTTTTAGAACCACATCAAGACCTGAGGGGGCAACTGAAGATGCTACAAATGATTCTCAGGCTTTTGGTGTTCATCCTGAAAATCGTGGAGGCCCAACTCCATGAATTACATAATGCTATATTCTACAAACTTAAAGAAAAGCGATGGAAACGTAATTGCATGGGATGGACAATACCACGCACAAAGACACCCCCCTATAGAATCGTTTCAATCTCCTGACCCTAATTTTGAACATTTACATGCACCTCCTTTTGCTCATACAGGTGGGCATGGAGAGAAAGATACAGGAATGCCGGGCGTTGGCAATCTAATCAAAGGCCGTTTTGACTTGGAAAAAACAGATAGTGGAAAAGTAATACCTGTTTGGAAAGATGATTTTGGTGGGTCACATTATCATGGTATAGACGGGGTTGCACATCATTATGGTAATTTACTTAGAAAAGCAGGTGTGGGTGGGTGTCCTATAGATGATATAGAAGAAGCGATAAAACGCACAAACGCTGAACACGCAAATAGAGAAAACCATTTACCTAATTTTTATGACCCTGAGTGGAGAAAAATTGCACTTAGTGATTATCAAGGTAATAATGAAGAGGGTTCAAGACAACATTACATACAACACGGTGGAGAAAAAAAACTAGTAACAGGTTATACAAATTACCACAAGCAAAGAAGTCCTTTTGGAACATTCATTGATTCTTTATCTGTACCTTTTCAAAAACATTTGAGAAATATTGCAATAGAAAAAGGAATAGACCCACAAAGAATTGGTGGTAAATCATCACACTTTCTAAAATACCCACACATTAAAAGAAATCTACTTTCTTACGCCGTTCACCCGGAAGAAGGTCATAATGTACTTAGTGGAAATGTGTTCCCATCCGGGCATTTTCAAGGAGGAAAAGGACACGCTGCTAATGAAGAAATGGTTGCAGGTTTAACTGATTTAGGTCATAGTGTTGATAGAAGCATAGAAGGACTAAGCGCACATTCAGGTGCAGCACATAAATTACCTAATGACTTTTATAAATTAAAAACTAGAAAAGGTGGAAGTACAGAAGGTGGGGCTTATTCTGTTGTGATGAATGAACTTTTAGACACCTTTGACCCTACCCGTATTGGGGATGCTTTAGCCACAGGAAGAATAAAACAGTCATTAAGTCCTATAAAACACCCTGCTTTAATGAATACGATGTTTAAGGGAAAAAGGCTTGCTGAGTGGGTGTTAGACCCGAACATGAGACAACAATTACTAGGTGAATTACAAGGTACTTCTGCTTTTAATAAATTAAATGGTAGTACCAAAAAACATTCTGCTCATCAAAAACTTATGAATGCGTATACTGAACTTCACACAGGTGTACCCACCGAAGAAGAATTAGAAAACACAATGGGTTTTGATAGTTATAGAAGTACAATCGGAACTATGAATGGGAGAAGAGGCACTCATCATACCGCTGGAAATATTTATGCTTTGGCTATGTTAGCAGGTAAAAATGAAGAAATAGGAAATATGGTTGGGAATAGCAAACTTAGAGATTCAGAATTAACCCCTGAGTTGGCAGCGAAACATGGGATAAGTTTGAAACAAGAAGCACCTGAAATCATAGCAGAAAGAAGAAGAGTGATTGAAGCCTTGCATGATTATCTAGGTGAGGCACAAGGACATAATGTTAGAGTTCCTTTACCTGAAGCCCTACCAACACAAGCAACATCAACACATTCAGTAACAGGTGGTAGGTATCAAGGTGGCACATTGGCTGATTATATTCCTTATCAAGCCACATATAATTCACCAGCATTAGGTGATGCTGAAAGTCGAACAATGGGAAATACAATTCAAACTAATAAAAATCCAATATTAGAACAACAAGCGGTGATGCAACCTCAACCCCCACAGAAACAACAACGTCAAGGCCCGATACCTTTACCTCCGGGCGCAGCAGCAACAAGGATGGCGGCTGCTGGAATGAGTGATGAGCAATTACAACGTATTGCTGCGGCAGGTGGACAAAAAGTTTCGACTCCTGAGAATATCGCTAGATATAGGCAAACTTTTTCAGACCCACAGCAGACTTTTTTAAGTCAGTTCAGTAAGGGGGGTACTAACATGTCTAGCGCACAGGACAGAATTGTAAAAGCGTTAGAGGATGTACAGATGAAAGATGCACTAAGTGATGATAGTGTTTTGAAGCATTTAACAAACTCAAAATTATCAATAGAGTCTAGTGAAGATATTGCCACCATCTCTAAAAAATTAGGTATAGCACCTCAAGATGTTAGATTGATTCACAACGCTAAAGGTGATTGGATGAGACTAACAAAATCTTTTGGATATACGGAAACAACAATTAAGGTGGTTAAGGCATCGTTTAGGGGTGTTTTAGATGAGTAAGGTGCTTATTGTAAAAAGTGCCGCTGCTGCACAAAACGCTTCTTTTGCACCTACTGTTTCAGGTGGTGGTAACGCAGCCATGCAAATGAATCTCCCTGCTGGAAAGGGGGTTACAGGTTATGGTAGAATAGTACCTGCTTTGGGTGCTGCTTGGGGGGCGTTGAATACTTTAGCAGATGACAGTCAAGGAGATTTATTTTCAAGTATGGGTCAAGCGGGAATGAGGGGCTACACAGGTTATCAAGCAGCATCTCAAGCCTTAGGGCCAGCACAAAGATATGCTCAACAATTTACACCTGCTGGAAGAGTGGCGGCAGCAAAACAAGGGTTACAAAATAACCAACTGAGTGTTAACAATACAATGCTTAATCCGAATACAGGACAACCTATGACCCCTGAAGAACAAAAAAGAACTCACTTAAATGCAAGTGGAAATATGGTAACTACACCACAAGCACCTACTCTTGGGATGGATAGTCAAAGTAATTGGATGGATTTTATGGACTCTACCGCTGGTGGAGGTAATGTGGGTGAAAATATTGTTGATGCCGCTTTAGGAATACAATCAAATAATGACCCTGTTAATGCTCAGTTAACACAAACGAATGAAGAGATAGCAAAACCAAATGTTGTTCCCGGTCAAAAAGCACAAGACGCAGCATCAAAAACTGTGGATGATGTTACAAAACCTCAAGAAGATTTACAAAGACGAGTAGTAAAATCTGTAAGACATTGGAGTTATTACTGATGGTAAAAGATGTTGAAGCCTTTGTTCTAGAAATGGACAAAGAGATGTCTAAGAAATCTTTTCGATATTTTTTTGTAGATATTATGGGAATGCTTTACAGCGGTCATCATGAAACTTGGGATAAGGGCTTAGAAGGAAATCAATACTACTGTGTTAAAGCATCGCGTGACCACGGCAAATCTGTATTTTTTATGTCATATGCTTTATGGATAGCAGCATTCAATCCCGGCACTCACGTTATGATTTTTTCTCATTCTATGGAACAGACTCTTGAACATATGAGATTTATTAGAAGTAATATAGATAGTGTAGAGATACTTCGTGATTTGAAACCTGCTTTTGGAAAACCGTGGGCTAAATCATATTTTGAGTTGACTAATGGTTCTCGTATTATGGCAAAATCGGTTGGTGGTGCTACTAGAGGTTTCCACCCTGATGTGGTTGTTTGTGATGATATTCTGTGGGGTACTACAGGAACTGAACTACAAAGAGCAGCCGATTGGTTTTACGGTGTACTTCTTCCTGTACTTCACCACACATCTCGTTTGATGATGGTTGGTACACCATTTAGTTACAATGACTTATACGCTGAATTAGAACAGAAAGAAACTTTCTTGGTAGAAACTTTCCCTGCTATAAATATGAAAGGAGAGGCTCTTTGGCCTGAAAGATGGAACTTAGAGTCATTAGAGAAAAGAAGGTTATCTATGCCAGCAATACAATTCAGCCGTGAATACTTATGTGAGCCGATTCATGATGTGGCGAGTATGTTTCCGATGGATATTCTAGAAGGTGCTAGAGATAAAAACTTAGTTTTGTTAGATAGGGCTGATACTAATTTTAATGAAGAAGGGCAACCTGATGGCATTTGGGGTCAACATTTCATAGGACACGACCCTGCTATATCTTCAGATAAAAATGCTGACTTTACTGCTATGACCACATTGAGAATGTTACCTAATGAAGATGTAAAACAAATCGTAAATGTTGTTCATGAAAGAGGAATGTCATCTTTAGCACAAAAGAGAATGATGGTTATTCTAAATAATAAGTTTCAACCTGATTTAATAGAATTAGAAGGCAACAATTTTCAAAGAATGTTAGAAGCAGAAATGAGAGAAATGGCAGCGGATATGCCAATAAAAGTCTTTATGACAACAAGAACAAAAAAGGAATCACTTTTCATGTCTTTATTACTCGCATTTGAACAAGGTCATATCAAGTTACCTTATGGTAATGAGAGAAGCCGTGAGTATACACATAAGGTGGAACAAGAATTGAATCGTTTTGGTATGCAAAAGAACGGTAGATTAGAGAGTGTTGGTGTAAACGATGACTTAGCGATGAGTTTGGCACTTGCTAATTGGGCTACTAAAGAGTTTAAGGGTAAAGTGGTATTACTTGATGATGTCATGGAAAACTTTGAAAATTGGTTTGACAGCAATCAAAATAAGAGAAGCAGCGGGGGTTGGATGATACCATGAAATATAAGAATAACACAACAATAATAGAAGATGACAATAATAGTTTTACTTTAATATGAGAGAGATTGAGATGACAGAACTTTTTTCTACAACAGGGGAAGGTTGGTTTGAAACACATGTGGGATGTTCTGCTTCTGACATTGTAAAAAGATTAAGAAAAAATAGAAGAGTCAACAAGAGTCAAAAGAATGACATAGATGATTTAATTGGAGACATTCGCACAATTAAATCTTTAGAGTTTGATTCAACCATTACAATGCATTCATGGTTAGAAGATTACAAAAATGTAATAAAATCTTTTTCACCTTCAGAAAGAGATATGAAAGCACTAAGAAAGTTTGGTGATTCTAGACAGATTACTTTACAAAGAGCCTGTATTCAATGGAATCAATCTAATGAAATACTCAAAATGCTTGATGAGTTTGAAGGAGTATGGGGTCAAGATGAAAAAGACTCTTGGGTAAAAGCCATGCAACAAAAGAAAGATGCGAAAAAAGTTTGGAAAACCACTTTACACCAAATAGATAGGTTGAATGAAAAAGACACAGAGGTTTTGAAAAAAAGTGCTTATATGTTGGAACAAAAAGGTGCTATGACATCTAAAGCAATTTTTCAAACTTTACATGAAAATAAAGATATTACCAAAAGTATGACTGTGGGAAAGTTGGGAAAATTACTAGCCATGTATGGTGAAGAATTAGATATTTTAACAGGTAACACACGTTCTACGTTTGTAAAAGCAGACAATCATGGTTTAATTCTCAAAGACCCTTTTGCTTATGCTGCTGGATTTTTAGATGCTGATGGGTACATTAGTATCACGGGGAGGGGAGAACCAAGAGCAGGTTTCATAGCAACAGGTACTAGAGGAAGAATACATTGTGAACATTTACAAAAAACTTTAGATTGTGGCCGTTTACAATTAGACCAAAAAGTGTACAAAGATAGTCAAAGAAGTCAACACCGCTTGCAATTCTATTCTAAAGCAGATATACGAAAATTACTAACTTCTTTATTACCTCATTTACAAATGAAAAAAACACAGGCCAAAGCGGTGTTAGCCTACATAGAAGAAAATGATAAATTAAGAAAAGAAGAACTCAAAAAACTAGTTAAATATAATAATTGGTCTGACGATACATCCAAGTCTGATGCCTTACTCGCTGAGTGGGGAGTACAAGCAGATACTGTTGCTAAATGGGGAGAGGGATTATAATGGCAGAAGATGATAGTAGGATAAGCCGTTTTCTAACAAACCTCTCAAAACCGTTCCGTAGGCGTTCAACTCCTGAACCTACAATGCCCTTGTACACTACAGGTATACAAGAACCTGTAATGGCACAAGGAATCACATTACCTGCTCTCTATGCTGTTGCTCAAGAAAATCTAGTTCTAAGAACAATAATATCAAAATTAACTCAAGAGATGTTTAGACGGGGCTATTATTGGGAGAAGAAGTTTCAATTTTGCTGTGTGTCATGTGGTGAAGAATATAGTGATAGCGTTGATGCTTGTAAGTTATGTGGCTCTCCGGTGAGAGAACCTGATGTAGAACAAATGCTTTATCCTAAATGGTTGTTAAAACAAGAAAACTCAATGGAACAATCTTTCTTACATATATTATATGAAATAGAGAATGATTTGAATATTGTTGATGATGCGTTTTTAATATTGATAAAAGAATATCATGTAGACCCTGACACTAGCGAAATAGCATTTTATAGAATCAAAGAAGTTATTCGTGGCGACCCTATATTCATGCGTATAGTTTCTGATAAAAGAGGTGTAAGAGGTGGTAGGTACAAAGTCTGTGCATTACATCGTGACCAAATTGCATACCCCGGTCAAAATGAAACTTGTGAAGTATGTGGAAATGAAATGCAAGATGTACACTATGTCAACATGGCAGGTAGTGGTAAAACTCAATATTATATTGAAGGTGAAGTTATACATATCAGTAAATACAATCCTAGTAAACTATACGGTAAATCTCCTGTGAATACTATGTGGAGGCAAGCGATGTCTCTTACTGCTATGGATAATTATATCTATACTGCATATCAAAAGAGAAGGTCGCCAAAAGGTATAATTTCAGTTACTACAGATAATCTTGAATCTATGAAGTCTTTTTGGAAATCTGTAGATGAAAAAATGGAACGTGACCCACATTACATACCTAAAGTTGGTATTGAAAGTTCCACCGGAAGAGGGGGTGTCAATTGGGTGAAGTTTATGGACACATTAGATGAGATGCAATATATTGCTGTGAGGGATGAGATTCGTGCTAGAATGTCTGCTTTTTATGGTGTTAGCAATATTTTCATGATTGATAATGGTAAAAGTGGCGGTCTAAATAATGAAGGTATGCAAATACTTGTAACTAACAGGGCTGTTGAGTTTGGACAAAAAGTTTACACAGAAGTGTTATTCCCTAGAATATTAAAACAATTAAATGTTACAGATTGGAAATTAACTCTTTATCCAAATGAAGAAGAAGATGAAATCACTCGTTTGAGAAGGGATGAGATGGAAGTTAACCTTGCACAAAGAATGATGATGCTTGGCTATAAACCTGAACTCATGGAAGAAGGTGAAAGAGATATTAGATTTAGTTATAAAAAAGTAGACCCACAACAAGGAATGCCGGGTGGACAACCCGGAATGCCGCCGGGAATGCCACCGGGAATGCCACCACAAGGTATGCCGCCGGGAATGCCACCACAAGGTATGCCGCCGGGAATGCCACCACAAGGTATGCCGCCGGGAATGCCACCGGGAAGAGGGCCGTTACCACCGGGAATTGTAAATCCGGGCGGTCAAGGAGTTGGAATTAGAAATAGAGGGCCAGCCTCACCTCAGTCTAGAACAAGTGTAGGTGCAGGTTCTCCTGTAACTAGTGTACAACAAAGAGGGCCACAACCTACGATAGCCCAACAGAATCAGAAGAAATTAGGTGATGCAGGGCGTTTGAAAGGGGCATAATTAATTAGTGGGTATATAGTGGGCTACAACAGAGTTGGTATTATGGAACTACAGAAAATGAATCCAATGGCAAGAAAACTTACGTTACATGTTGAAAGTCTTAGTAAAAGTTTAGACGATAATGATTCTGCAAGTAGCAGACACCATTTGAATGAAATACTCAAATACGCAGACTTTATGCAGAATGATTTAACAAGCGAAATCCGTAAAAGCGAAAGTGTAGAAGATTACGCTGGTGTTAATCAATTTGCAGGTGGAGTTCCTGTTGTGAAATACAATGAAAGAGGAAGTAAGTTTGATACAGGTCAAAGAAGTTCTGTGTTAAAAGGCACAGTAATTCCATCTCGTACTAACACTAACATGCGTAGTGTATCGGGTACATTCGGTAGAAGAGTGGAGTGAGTATAATGAGTGAGAGTGATTCTGACAATGCTCAGAAACTTTTGAATGCTCTCATTAACAAAATGGAAAGCATGGATGAAAGAATGCAATCTATGGAAAGAGAAATGAACTCTCCACATAAAATCCTTAAGAAAGCGGGTTATGTTACTATGAGAACCCCAATGACTGAGATTTCACTCACCGATGGTTTTAGAGGTAATTCTACTCCTGAAAATAATCAAATACTCAAATCACCTCAACAAGAATACAGTAATGAAGAGATTCACAAAATGTCATGGGAAGAGATTCACGAAATGGCGGAAAACTACGAAGAAAGAAAGGAGTTGTATTAGATGGGTAGACCAAGATTCACACAAGTAAGCGATGAAGTTAGCGTTATGTTACAAAAAGCACAAAGTATAGCAAATAGATTAGATACTTTAGAAAAGGCAAAAGATAGTTGCCCTGAGTGTGGGTCTAAAATGAATAAGATGGGATGTATGAATAAATCAGGTTGCGGTATGAAAAAATATGGCAGTATGAAAAAAGGTGAGCATCACAAAGCAACATCATTTGATACAAGACCGGGTGGTGTACAATTTATGTCTGAAACAGGCGGTCAAACTTACAACGCTCAATATCAAACTAATCAATCATTATTAGATTCAGATGATGTTGCAAATAAAGGTGCTAGGAAGTTTAGTGTTAATTTAGATGCTCTTGCACCTAACATGAATCCTCATGAGTCAGCCGCAATCGGCCATCTTACTGAGGGATGAATGTGAAAGTTGGTATTGTGAAAGGGGTTTCAACCACCGAACATTGTCAACTATGCGGAGGTAATACATCCACAGGATGTTTAGCACCTGAAAATCAGGGCGGGAGTTTGCTGTCCTGTTCTATTAGGCAGAACCCCGCAATTGGAGGGAGGTGAATGATTTGGATACAGACCAAAATATTCATCTTCAAGCAAGAGATAATTTGTTAAAATCTTTTATCTTTGCACAAGAAGATATAGACCATGAATTGAATGATTATGTTTTATCTATCATTAATTTATTCAATAAAGGCGTTTATGAAGAAAATTACATTGATAGGTTTTTCATTGATAAAAGTCTTTTAATTTTGAAAGATGAAGATGTTAAAAGACAGATTTTAGATTTAGATAGATTCAAAGAATTAGAAGAAAGTCTACCATTAGATGAAAAAGAACAAGAAAGAAGAAAAAGACGAGAATCTTTCAAACCCACCTATGAGTATATGTTAAGCGATAGAAAAACCGGACATAGAGATAGACTTGATTTTGAAAATGAGAAAACAGTACAAAGACCAGCAAAAATGTACCCTGCTAAACATAGATGGGCTGGAAAACATGTAGTGTCAGATGATATGATTTCTAGATGGCCTAAAAGTGTAACAGACTCATCTAGTTATAGAGACAATCCATTTTCCAATATTTTACATCCTTTACTAAAAACTAATTCTAAACATGGTTATCCTGAGTTTGTTGAGAAATTAAAAAATTACTATTTGTCTAGTGAAGATGACACACCGCTTTCACAACTTCACGGTGAAATAGAAATGAGGCATAACAACCATCACAAAAAAAATGGAGACATGGTGTTAGACAACAAATATTTAGGTGATTTAAGTGAACATAGTGAAGGACACGGTGCTCTTGAACACACATTATATGAAAGGGCTTATCAAAAATGGGTAGAAGATAATCGAGTCTCTGTTGATGAAATGATTAAAAATGGCTCTACAGATAAAGATGTTAGAAATAAACATTTTGAAGAGGCTGCTAATAAATGGACTAGTGACGACTATCAAGAAGTCGAAGGGAGTAATTTACAAGATAATAGATTATACACTGATATTCAAAAATTAATTAATAGTGGTGGTTTCAAAGAAAGTGAAAATGCTAGAGATTATCTTTTAGAATATAAAAATAAAGGTAAATACAGCGAGGGAGAAATTGAACATTATGATAAACAAAAATACCCACTAGGTGTTTTAGAAAACCACTCTCATAAATTAGGATGGTTAGGGTATAATTTAGGTTTAGAATGGTTAGAACCTAAAGATAGAAGTAAAGTTATTGAACATTTATTAGAACATAGAAGCGATGGAAAAGAATCTCACCAATCACATGTTACGTTAAGTGATGGTGTTAAGTTGCCTATGGGTAGATTAAAAAGAAATGCAGCAAAAAGGGCTATGCCTGAAATGTTGTGGGCTATAGGTAGTCATGATAGAGCATTACCTAACACTAAAGCACATAGAGAAAACAAAGAAGAAATTGGAAACTTTGATACTGATAAAAGAGTTCATTTCTTTAACACAGGTATGAAAGAAACAATGGTAAAAACAGGTAAAGGTGATGAACGAATATCTCTTAATAAATCTTTACTTAAAAATATAAATGATAAATTACATAAAAACATGTACGACCAAGAAGATTTTCTTGAAAACCCCGCAGCCGAGCAGGGTATTAAAAATGCTAACGAATTAAGTTTTTTACCTTTAACAGATTATGAAATGCAAGGTGTTAAAGAAAATTATCAAAAAGGGTTGCGTAATGCATTCAAAAATCAAATGTTTACAGATGAAATGGGTAAAAGATTACCACTTGCTCAAATGAAAAGGGTAGATGCAAAGATACTTCATAATAGTCTTAAAACTTTCAATCGGAATGCAAAAGACAGGAGAGAAACTTTTCATGCTACAGGTAGTATAGAAGATTTGAAAAAATACTATGCTGTAAATGAAGGGGTACACCCAATTCATGAGTTATTAGGTAATTCACTAGATGACTCATTGATAGATGCAGAACACATTGAAAGTTTAGAAAAAAAATTAGAGCAAGGTTTTAGTGTAGGAGATACACAAAAAAATGTAACAAATCATTTACAACCTTTTACTAGAATAAAAGGCCCAACTGAAGAATCAATAGATAGTGATACTACAACTCATTTCCATAAAACTAAACATGGTTTAGAAGGATTACAGAACTTTTGGGCGCATGGTTTTCAAAGAGGTGGATTATCAATTTCCCCTGAAACTTACATGGATTTTTTACATGAAATGACAATAAATCCTGAAGAACCCAATCAATCACTTTTTGGGGTGAAAAATGAAAATAGCGGTATAATAGATTTACATAATAATATTGCTGGTTTATTCGGTGTAATAAATAGTGAAACTTTACCCCCTTATCAAAAGTTTGCTCACACACCAAAACAAGTCTTATCTATACATGATAGTTCTCAACCTAAAGTGTCTAAGAGAAGCGGAATGAGTATGCCTAGAAATCTAAAAAATCATAATATTTCTGAACATAGTAGAACACCGGGTGTATCTCATAAGATTAAAAACTCTGAGATTGGGAAGTTATCGCATTTGGGTATTGGTATGGCCGATAACGGATTACATAGTAATACAAACCCAACTGCTAGAGTAGGTAGTACACTAGGTTATACTTTTGATACTAGTATATCTTCCAATTCATCGGGTATTCTTAGAGATTCTATACTAAGAGGCATAGGTCATAATCCGGGTGATAAAGACATAGCAACGGGAAGAACAAAATTAGGCTCACCTGTTTCTATGTATGGTTTAGAAGATTTATTCATAGAAGGAAAAGTTCCTTTACCTAATATTGGTGATAAATCAGACTTTTTGCAATTCATGATTGATAAAAACACATTTGCACGTTCTGAGGATGAGCAAATGAAAACACTTAATTTAGACATGGAACAAATAATTGAAGAACTAAATTATTCTGTATTACAAGAAGAACATAATATGGGCGGTCTTTCAGAAGTAGAAAAAGAACATCTTACTGATAGATACCAAGAACTTGAAAATCAAAAACTAGAAATGGTTAGACAAATGAATAATATTGATGATAGTGATATAACTTTAGGTACATCACATGGAATCATGTTAAGAAATCTAAGAGAGAAAAAATCAGACTTAAACGCTATACATGATATAGCAAGAGAGCATATCATACCGGGTATGAAAAAAGCAAACCCTGATGCTTTTCCTTTAGATAACCCATCTCAATTTTTAATTGACTCAGCACAAGCATTACACGATGCTGAGTTATTTGCTTTACACTCGGATGGTTCAATACATGGAAAAAATAGTTTAGGTTTGACCCATAATGAAATAGAGACTGATAGTATACAAACTAAATTGGGTCAATCACCACATCGTGATATGGCTCAAAGTGTGAGAGATAACGGTATAATTCTAGATTTAGAAAGAGAAGATAAGGATGTTTATGTTAATGAACTTTTAGAAAAATTAGGTATACCTGTTAACAATCACACACAGAAAGATGTACACGTTAAAAGAATGGTAAAAGAAGCGTTAGAATCAGGTAAAACACATCTTACTACTATGGGTAATTTATTAGCACAAGAAGAGCATGTTCCCAACCACGTTAAAGACCACAAAAGTATGATTGAACATTATGAAGAACAACTTAACCAATCTACATATGGTGAGGGTAGAAAAAATCTAGCATTAGATAAAAGCCATCTTTTGAATCGTATGCCAGCAAGAAAACATTTGTTGTTAAGTCAAGCAACAAAAGATGAATTAGAACATTGGGGTTTGGATTATCACCAATTACCAAAAAATATTTACGGTAATGAATCCAAAGGAACTAGTGTGAAAGATTCAGGTATACCTAGTAAAACTAAAAGATTCATGAATAGTATAGTTAGTTATGATGAGGGTGCATCGCCTGATGTTGAAAATATCGGAGATGTGGGTAGAGTAACAAGAGATGAAATAATTCATGGCTCAGATAAAATTAATTCTGTGCGTTCTAATGATGGTATAAATCCTTATCTATATTATTCTAGTAGTGCTCAAAAAATACACAGGGGAAAAGTAATGTTTCCTTCAAGCACTAGTATGAACATAGATAGAGATGGAAACGCACAATGGGGAAATAACACACAGCAGAGTTATATGATACCCGCTTCGGAAGAAGGTTTAGTTGCCATGCATGGAGAAAATACTATATCACAAATACAAGGTTTAGCAAATCAGCAGGGTTTAGACACTATGTATGTTAGTCCTACTAGTAATTTAGATAGAATTAGTCCTGAAAATCCTATAGGTGAAGCAGTCAACTATGAGACTATAGCCACTAGTTTTGATAAGATAACCAATAGTAGTCTATTGAAAAACTTACCAAAAGAAATGCCATTACTTGACCCCTATCACAAAGTTTTCGATTATGAGAATGTGGAAGAGTTGAAAGGATTTACAGGAGATTGGGTTGTTGCTGCTATGGAAGTAGGTCAAAGAGTCAAAGTTACTCGTAAGGGTACATTCATAGAAGTCAAGTCTAACGATGGAGATAAAATAGGTTTATCTGATTCTATGCGTACATCTATTAGAAAATTAGGAAGTAAAAACTTCATTATGGATGGGGTTCTTAATGATAAAGGAATTACTATGATGGATTTGATGTATTATGATGACACTGATGTAACAGACATGGATGTAAGAGAAAGGATGAAATTATTAAGAAGTCAATTTGATAGCCATGAAAATATTTTCATCCCTAGTCCTTCTACTCTAAGAATGACAGACGAAGATGGTTTAGAAGAAGCAATAAAATATTTGAGAAGTGAAAATAAAGATTGTAAAATACTTATTAGAGATGCTAAATCAACTTATATGAAAGGGGAAGAAAAACATCCTAAGTGGATTTTACTTACTAAATCTGATGATGACTTTCACATACCCTTTACTATGGAGTTAGAAGAAAATGTATTTATTATCAATTATGAACATGATATAGTTAAGTTTGATATTGTTGATGAAGAACCTATCAACCCACGGGCCATATTAGGAGAGTTGAACAATAGCGACTATACATTAACTTTAACTAAAAGTTTAGAAAAGTATTGGCGACCAGCATTTTACGAAATGGTGAAAGAAGAAAAAGATGAAGATGATACTGAAGATGATGAAGTTATTTCAGACCGTAGAGCAGAAGTTATGGAACAAGAAAGTGCTGGAATATTAAAACCTAAGAAAGACCCTAATCTCTTACTCAAACCAAACATGATGAAAAATATTATAGAAATTATTGAAAGAAGCATGGATGCTTTAGAAAAAGGCCATTTCCCAATGTCAGGTGGAAAAGGCTTAGGTATTGATGTTGGTAGTGATATAGAAAGTCCTAGAGGGCCAACTAAACTTACCAATGAGGCTTCTTTACCTGATTGGGATATGAAAGAAAGACCACAACAAGACCCTGAGAAACCTGAAAAGTACCCTAATAGAGAAAAGAAAGCATTGGAAACAAAAAGAATAGATTGATTTCCGCTTCATTCATATAGTATTGCATTATACATTATGGTGTGTGTTATCCACAGCAAGCCTTTATGGTGACGATACAATCACCTTGCTCAAAGCAGGGAATGATTTGGTAGTGGCAGGGTACGCAAGCGTAGAATTAGTAGATAAACAGGGGGATTTAATAACAAAAAACGCTTTGAAAGACGGATTCAAAAAGTTCATGACCGACCCAAAATACAGAAACGTACAATTAGCACACTCAAATATACAAGTCGGAGAAGTTATTCCAAATTACACAGATAGCGAAGGGAGGGTATGGAAAAGCGAAGTTGATGATGTCGGAATGTTTGTAGTAATACAGTTACGTGATGACATCGAGAAAGCAAAAGAAGTTGCTGCTGAAATCAGAAAAGGAAAACTAAGAGGTTTTAGCATCGGTGGACAGGCATTCAAAAGAGTAAGAAAAAGTGACCCAAAACACGGCGACTACCAAGAAATCAGCAAACTAGAATTACACGAAATAACAATCTGTGAAAAAGGAATAAACCCTGAAGCAACATTTAGAATATTAAAACAAGATAAAACAAAGGAAGTAAATAAAATGACCGAAGAAAACGAAGATATGACGAAGCAATTGGGAGATGTTCTCTCTCGTCTAGAAGGCAGACTTGACGCTATGGAAAAAGGCTCTATGCCACCAGCACTCAAAGAAGCAATCGCAGACAAGAAAGAATCCTCTGAAAAGAAAGACGACAAAGAAAAAGCATCTGCTGATAAGAAAGATGAAGATAAAGACGATAAAGAAAAGTCTGAGTTTTCTGACGTTATCACATCAGATTACTTAGATTGGATGGAAAACACCCTAAAAAGCGGCGGTGTAGACATTGATGGTGCAAGAGCACACTTCGATGACCTCAACAAAGCAAACTTGGGTTCAGACCTAAAAGACGATGGTGCAGAAAGATTTGCGGCACAAGTCAAAGGTCGAGTGCAAGAAAATGGCGCACCTTCCACTAATGCTATTTCCCGTACAACAGGAAGTGGCGGAAAGAAAGATGTTAAGAAATCTGATTTCCTAACACCTGATTCAGTAAGCGATGCAGATGTAGAAGCAGCATATGAAGTCTACAAAGCAGCGGCTATGGAACAAGAGTTCCGCGGTTCTCTAGAATCAACTTTTGCAAACCGATTTGCTAACGAAAGGCAAGAAGAAATTGCAAAAGCACAAGCACAACAATTTGATGCTCGCGGCCCACTTGATGAAGTAATGAAGGCTCTAAACTCTCTTAATGCGAGAATTGACGGTATGACTTCAGCAGATGGTACAACAACCATCGCTAAGAGTGCAGACACAACACCACAAGTAACTATTCCATCAACTCAGGACATGCACAAAATGTCATGGGATGAGGTTCACGCCCTAGCAGACAGGGCTTTTGACAGGGGAGAGTGAAATAAATGGCAAGAGATTATGTACGAACAATAACTGATATGGAAAGATACTACTACGGTGCAGGTAACTCAATGGGTTACTCTTACACAGGTAGTGAATTACTTAAGGCTGATAGCCCTATGCTATCAACTACCGCTGGTACTTACCAAGCAATCTATGGTAGAAAAGTATGGTCGCAACTGAACCAAGAGTTCAATGCGTTCTCTATACTACCTAAGAAACCGTGGGATAGAAGTGGATGGCGTGTTATTACTGCAAAGCCTAACGGCGGTGCTCTACATGGTGGAGTTGCAGAAAACGCAACATTACCTGAGACTGTAAAACCTACATTCCAACACATCGGTGCAAAACCTAAGACAATTGCTCACACATTCGATATGTCTGAAACAGCAATTTTCCTAGCAGACCGTGATGATGGTCTTGGAGACATCAGAGCAGTTCTGAAAGAAGAAATGGGTAAACACCACGCTGAAATGGTAAATAAAATGCTATTAGGTGATGTTGATACACCAGCAGCAAATAACTTTGAGTCATTAGACAGAATTACTGCTGGTGATGCAGGTACAACAGGATTAACAGGATTGAAAACATCAAGCAGCGATGCACACGTTACTGCTGCTTCTGACTTAGACATCTACTCAATTGATAGAAGTGCTAACTCATGGAGTCACGCTGAAATGGATTGTGCTGCTGATACAGCAGATGCAAGCCGCAGAACTTTCAGCCTAGACCACTTAGATACGCTATTCCAGCGCATTTGGGAACGTGGAGGAAACCCTAAGGTTATTCTAACAGGTTACGATACTCTAATGAGATTACAACAACTTCTACAATCACAACAAAGATTCATGGAAGAGAAGAGAGTTACCCCTACCTACAACGGTGTGAAGGGTGTACCCGGAATCGAAGCAGGTTTCATCGTAGCAACATACAACGGTGTACCAATTATCCCAACAAAGGATATGCCTGATGATGGCGGAATCAGCCGTCTATACTTCTTAGACACTGATTACATGTACTTCAGTACAGCAATCCCGACTCAATACTTTGAGTCCGGTATCGAAACAGGCGACCCATTCGCAATTAACAGACTAGGACAGGAAGGACTTTACCGAACTATGGGTGAAGTATGGACTACTTTCTTTGGGGCGCAAGGCTCAGTGAGGGATTTAGTCTGAGGTTCGTGGAGAATTGAAGATACAGGAGGAATAAGATATGGCAGATACATTAACAGTAACAGGCAGTAACACAACAGCAACACTAGTAGGTGCATGGGAACTTAGAGCAGGTACTCATGACACCACTGAGTGGTTAGACGGGGCAGCAGATGTAAGTTATCCGGGCGGAGGGCCGGGTACTTTCAACGCATCAAACTCAGACGGTGCAAACGGATATGACGCAGCACCTAAGATGGCAATTATTACACTAGGCTCTACAGCAGATGCTTCAACAGTAACATTAAGCGGTGGGGCATCAGCAATTCTAGGTGTATTCCCTGCAAACGGCACAGCAAATAGTGGACAAACTCTAGGTACAAATCACAGCGGATTAGTAATCACACTAGAAACAAGCGGCACAGTAACAGCCGGACAACTACTTGTACTATACAATTAAGGTGGTTTTGAATGCCTATTATAAGATACAATGGGCCTTCATTCTACGGTAGATGTCCTGACCCAAGAATGACTGACTTCACTCGCGGAGAAGAGAAAGAAGTCAGTCAAACTTGGGTTGATGAATGGCGTAGAGTCATTGGAGAACCTAAGTTCACTTTAATTGGTGATGAAGGTGTAACCGTAGACGCTGGTTTAGACGGCATCCCTGATGCTGGATGGAGAAACAGTGACATAAAAGCATGGTTAGTTGAAAGAAATGTAACAATTTCTAGAGGCTATACCACAAAGAGTGGTTTACTTACACTAGTTGAGGAAACTCTAAACCCACCTGCCCCTACCCCTGTTGTAGAAGAGGCAGTTGAAGAAGCGGTTGAAGTACCGATAGAAACAGAAACATTAGAAAACGGAGAGTGAAAATAAAATGGCATTTACAAGTACACAAGATACAAGACCGCATTACATAGGCGACCTTATGATGGTAACAGGAACTTTCACTAATGGCGGAAGCGATACAGGTGGAAACATTGACCTCTCTTCTATGCTTGCAACAATAGTGGGGGCTGGCGCAAATGCTGGCTCTTCTACTGCTGGCACAGGGGCGGGGGTTGACGGTGTTTTTACATTGATTAACGGTTCAACATTAGTATTACAAACTGTAGCCGGACAAGACGGTACATGGTACGCATTTGGTCGCCGCAGTTAAGGCGGTGAAATAAATGGTTAAAGCAATACAAGTTATTGGCCCATATAGCCCTAAGGAGTTTTCCGGGGCAGGTAATGACGGTGCGTTAAGCACTAGCATGACAACGGACATAGAAGCATTAAGTGGTTATGCTAGTGCAAAAATAATCTCCGTTGAACCTATAACAGTATTAGGTAACATATTTTTAGTAGTATATCAAAAAGCATGAATGGTGGGATAATGAATGAGTTTTGGCTTAAAGCACTTAGATGTTGAAGATATAGAAAGGCTTCAAAAACAAGGTGTAAGGGCAGAAGAGCATTACCATCCTAACATAGTCACTGATGAAAGAAACCCTTTGAAGGGCGTTATCACCAAACAAAGAGCCAATGCTCAAAAAGCATCTGATGTTCTAAATATCAAATCGGGTACTAGATGTACTCATTGTGGTATGCTTCATTTCATGTGGAGGGAAAATTGTGCTACTTGTAAAAAACCAATGGATTACAATTTAGGGGTGAAAGAATGAGTGATTTTTTTGAAGTCTTGAAAGCAAGAAAGAAAAGGAAAGATTACTTATCTAGAAAGTACAAAAAAACATATGTCCACCATCCCGAAACAGGATTCAAAGGCACTGCGGGTCAATTTGCTAACAGACTAATGAATCAAAAGTTTGCAGAATTAGGTATAAATCTTAAAGATTTAACTAAAGAACAAAGAGAAGATTATCGAAAAAAGATAGAAAATGATATTCTAAATATACCTGATATGACCGACCACACGTTCAATGATTTTGGTCTAAAACAAATTGATAAACCTTCTAAAGAAGAAGCACCACTTAATTTTGTCTCACATGCTGATGGCTTCAAAGGTACTATAGGTCAAAGAGCCTTTAGAGTGATTCAAGATGGTATCAAAGGTGGTATGGACATTCCTGAACATCAAAAAGAAGCATTAAGACAAAAATTAGTCTTAGATATGCAACAAAACCCTGAAAAGCATGGGCTTACTGAGATAGTTGGGGCGAAGCGGTCTGACTTTAGGAAGCCAAAATCCAAAAAAACACCCCAAGCCGCTTCTACCCCGCCAAAAATTGCACCAATTTTACCAAAAGAACCTCAACAGTCTACTCCTGATGGTTTGAATATGCAAAAAGTTATGCAAGCGATGAAATTATTACAGGATAATAATTTCCCTGTAAATGCAGAAAGCATAGAGGCTCTCTTACCACATCTACCTGAACAAGACAGTTCACCTGTACAAAGTAGGTCAAATCAAAGCGGTAATCCATATCCTACGGGCTTGACTCCTGAGGGTAAGTTCCAACCACAAAGATTGGCTACATCTTTTAGAGGTGCTGAAGTAGAAACACCAGCACAAAAAGAAAAGATGTTGGAATACTTTAGAAATAATCCTGATAAAAGAGTTCAACATAGAAGAGAAGGAGATGAGTCAGAACAATTTTTGGCATCATTAATGAACAACATGAGTGCTGAAAGCGATGCAGAAACTGATTTTACTCAATACTTCCCTTCTAGATATAATGAAGAAGGTTTAGCAGGTGCTGACACTAGGAGTGCAACTGATGATACGGATAGACCTGAGATACCTGATTCTTTAGACCCTAAGAAAAATAAAAAGCGAATAGAAAATATACAACGTAAACAAAAAATATTCGATGCTAAAAGTGGCATGACTGAAGAACAATTGATGCTTGCTAGACAAAAGAAAATGGAAGCAGATAGGGTTAGAGCAAGACAACAAGATGCAACTAGAGAAACAGCGATGGCAGATGAAACTAAACCAGCCGGGCAAATGACAATGGATGATTGGATGAACCGATTACAAACAAGTGCTGCGAATCCAACGGGCGTAGAGCCAACAACATTGAATAGCAATTTTGACAATAACATGTTTGATGAAAACGGAAACTTGAAAGAAGAATACCAATGAGGATGAAATATGCCACAAGTGTTTAGTCCGGGTGAAGGAGAAACAAGACCTCTTGACCCCGATGCTATAGTTTACACAACTGCTCAAAAAGTAGCAGATTTACTTGAGATTGGCCCACAGGAGGCAGTTGCTGTTGCTTATGATAGTGACGCTGATGGTGTATATGTTACAGGAAGTGATTATAGAAACTTAGGTTATACTGTTGGAGATACACTACTTATCTATTCAGACGCAGACCCGTTAGGGTTAGAACGCACAATCACCTCTATCACCACATCTATTAATGGTGTTAAACTCAACTTCACTAGTAACATAACTGCTGCCGATTACCAATCTGCTGATAACACATATGTGCAAAATCTAGCCTCGTTCACCAACGGTAGAACAAGAGGTGTAAAGAGAAGTAAAGTGGAAGATTTAATCAAAAGGTGTCAAGATAGAATAGATAACATTACTCATAATTCGTGGAGGCCAAACTTGGTTTCAGCAGAATATATTAATTTTGACACTTACAAACCGTATAGGAGAAGATATTACACAGATTATGTTGGTACAACCCCCCTATTATTCAGAAATGTTCAGCAAATCCTTCGTTTAGAATTATGGCAAGGTGACGATTATAGAGAAATAGGCTCATCTGAGGCTCGTATTTCTTTACCTGATAGTGTTAGAGGCTTGAGTGGTTCTATAGTTGTGTCACCCGGAAATGGAAGTGCTGGTGTGCTTACAATAGGAACAGGCACAGGTCAATGGCGAGCAGATTTTGATAAAATAACATCAGCACAAAACTTAGTTGATTTGATAAATAAAGAAGATAGAGTTAACAAAGCGGCTGTTGATTTCAGCCCTGCTTTCACTTTGGAAGGTAGTACCGATAATGTCGGTGTGCATAATGAGTTTTATGCTACGGCTAATTCTGATTATGGTGCAGGTAAGGTGAAGATAACTAGTATGCGGTCTACTCAAGCGGGTGAGAGTTGTAGTATTGTGTCAACTAACACTAACTTGGAAATTAGCCAAACGCAAAGTCATGTTGCTACTTTTAGTAGCCTATCTTCAACTACAATTACTGTCAGCGATTCTACCGGAAGTTTTACTGATGCTGGTGTTGCTGTTGATGCTAACGGAAAAGTATTCAGTTATACAGGTAAAACAGACACCACGTTCACAGGTTGTGTGATTGTGGTTGGTACTGCTTTGTCTGAAATCACAGGAGTGTTGACTCAACATATTTTACAAGTTGATTTACACGGTGGCAGTGCTAGTGGTGATAGAGGAAGATTGAGAGATTGGTGGATAGATAATGAAATGGGTATTATTTACTTTAACAATTCATATCCTTTCTTTGAGTGGAATGCTGTTAAAGTTGCATACATCTTTGGTGAAAGATATTTAGAAAAAGCAATAGAAGATGTCTGTACAAAAATGGTGGCCATTGATATTTTAATGTCTGATGATAGAAGTGTTCTAATCCCTGAAGGTACACAAAACATAGACTTAGCATCTAAGGTACAACTGTACAAACAAGATATTGATAAGATATTACCACGTTACATAGAGGTGGTAACTTTTGAGTGATGCCTTCATAGAAAGACAATTAGATGATTACATTTGGGTCATAAAAGAATCTTATAAATCAAGTGAAATGCAAGAGTTATTGCAGAACTACATAAAAGGCTCACCTCCTGAATATAGAGAGAAAATTAAAAATCAAGAATTATCAACGTATGGTATGAAAACACAGGATGGTGTTGTCATAAAAGGTAATGGGGAAGAAGCAAAACCCGAAGATTTGCAAAAAATTGAAGATAATGTTGATAAAAGAATGTTAACAGAATCCCCTGCACTTAGAGAACAGAATCTACAATTAGAAGGCACTTACTTGTTTCCTGATAAAAAAGAGTTGAAAAAGAAAGCATATGAAGAATTGAAGAAAACTAAAAAACTAGCGAAGGATGGGATTAACTAATGGTGGCGACTTATAGTGAAGCATTAGATGTCATCATAGACCTTTTTTCAAGTAATTGGAATAGAGGAAATACTGATAATATCAAACCGATAGTTGTTGATATTGCTAGTACAGACCCTGAAAGGGGTAAAAGAATTGATATGAAGAAACATGACTATGTATTATGTTTTGAAACAGCACACAATGAAGAAGTTCCTGAGATATTATATGACTTTGTAACCACTAGAATCAACATAACGGTTGATATTAGAACCACAAGAAGTAGAGACAGATTGAAGAAAATGGAGAACGAAATTAGAAGATTAGTTCACTCAAAACGCAAAGGAGATGGGGTAAATTACGATAGGTTAGTATACAAAACACGAACAGACCTATCCGATAGGAGTAAGCAATTGTTCAGAATGACCTTCCAAATAGAAGTAATTGTGTTTGCAGAACTAATACCATGAGGTGAAAAAAAATGCCATCAACAGTCTATAAGGGTGATTTAACAGAAATATCATTCGGCCACGAAGCCACAGTAAAATTACCAACTCATTTTGATGAATCATTTGTCTTTTCAGTACAGGCTGAAGATGCTAGTGCAGACACTACCACAGTCAGGTTAACAGGTACAGGAAGCGGCACAGCACCTATTCATAACGGTCAATTATCATTCCCTATAGGTATGCTTGTAGGTTCAGAATTAACATTTTCTGATTTGGGTACTAGTCAAAACTTCAATGTAGATGACAACTTTGCTACATCAGGTAGACGTTATACTATTGTTAAGAATGAAATAGGCTCTAATTATACAGACATAACAATTACACCAAAGATGCTTAGTGGCACATCTGCTGCTACTACTGATTTTGGTAACGGTACATTACACATCCATGCTTTCAAAACACCTGCTATGGATGTAGATATGGGATGGCATACTAATGCTAACGCATCATCTGAAAGTGTAGCCACAGACCAATTTATGGGTCTTATTAACACAATATCTCTTCCTGAAACAAAAGTGGATTTGAAGCGTTATCACGTTATAGGTCTAGGCCGAGATGTGGCTGTTCAAGTGCCGGGTAGATTCACTAATGTTGGGGGTAGTTTTGAAACCACAATGCATAGTGCTAGGTGGTTGTATTATGGTTTAGGAGAAGAAACTGTTTCTTTCACACCTGATGGAAGTGCGCCTTCTTTCGCAACAGCGTCTGCTACATCTATTGGTGAGACTTTGATGACAACATCTACTGATTTATCATCACCTGTAGGAAAATATGTTTACATTCAAGATGATACGACTGTGCCTATACATTTGTATAAAGAGGTAGGAACACAGCAAACCTACGGTGCGTCAGGTATTGGGCCTGAAGATTTAGTTACAGACACCCGAAGTAGAGAAATGAGAAGAATTGTTGCTTACTATGAAAATAGCACTACTAGTGTCAATTATATATGGTTAGATGAAGGATTAAATTATGTACACGCATCAGGTAAAACTGTAAAAATGGTAGATTATTCAGCCTCTGCTGCTGCTAACAGTACACCTGTTTTGGACAATTCGACAAAAACAATTACTAATCCTGTTAACAGAATGTTATATTCTAAGAGTACAGTTCCATCTTTTGCTATGGAAGTTAGTATTAGAAGGTTAGACAATCAAGAAGAAGATGGGTTAGTAGACACAGACGGTACAGTAACTGAAGTTGTAGATGGAGGTGCTAGTGATTCTCAACAATTAACTAGAGTTTTCAAAGGTTGCAAAGTCAAAGAGTTCTCTATGGTGGCTGATACAGATGCTGCTGTGAGATTGAATGTTGGATTCGATGCTGCACTTTGTTACACCGATACAGGTAGACTTGAGGCTAGTAATAAGGGTGATAGATTTGATGTACATAGAATCTTTGAAGATACTGCTGACACAGTAGCAAAAAGAAGAGAAGCGGGTATTGGTAAAGGTACACAAAAACCATTCATGTTTTACAACGGTCAAATACAATTAGGCGGTGTAACGCTTGGACAAGTTATTTCTTTCGATTTGAAGGGTAAGACCGGAGTTGAACAATACTACACTATTTCAGGCAACAGGATGGCTGACGCAGCAACAGACCAAGTTCCTTTTGCTGGTGCTAGAAACGCTAGTCTTGCTGTAGAAGGTAAGACTGAATATGAATTAGATATGGAAATCATAGTGGATAATCCTACTTTATTCCATCAAATGAGAAGAGCAGTTAGAAACTTTGACAATGCTAACAAGATGGTTAGATTGTCTTTCGTTAAACAAGGTACAGCAGCAGCATCAGGTAGAGAAAGTATGGATATTGTAATAGATGATTACTTCATTACAGAAGCCTCTTTACCACTTCCTGACGACCAAGCCCCAATAAAATCTACCTTAAAGATTCTACCTAAGTCCATTAGAGTGTTTGCACAAGATACAATTTTCCATTATTGAGGTGAATAAATGAAAATACCACCAAGTAGAAGAAGATGGCATTTTAAGAAAAAAGGATTCAGTAATTACTTAGATTGGATTTTAGAAGAAGTTGGTCTAAAAGATGTTGATAAAGAGATTTTCAATAATGTTAACAATCGTAAAGACTTAGATGTAATGGTTGCTAATTTAATTCCACAGGAAGTTGAAGAAAATGATACAAGTGAGAATATTGAAGATAGTGTTGAAGAAGTTATTGAAGAAAGTAAAGAAGATGAAATAGAGGCAATAGTAGAACCTGAGCCTGAGCCTGAGCCTGAGCCTGAGCCTGAGCCTGAGCCTGAG